TAAGTTATTTATTATATTATTTATTTTATTTATTTATTTTATATTTATTACCATACAGTATTGTTTTGTATTTGATTACATAACATTGAACGGATGAATAACGCAAATGCCTTCTAATAATCTGCCGCACAGAATAGGGACGGGCGTTATAGACATTTCCGCGGAAAAGACAAACAATATAGTCATACAGATATTGTTAGTGAAATAATGTATTACAGAACAACAAATGACAGCTATAGACACCCAATTCGCACGGGCGTCTCAAAACGATAATATGCGAACAGAACAATCAATATCTACCTCTGTAGCGAGTATAGATACAAGGAATATAGAGTGTACTACAGTTAATCAGTTAGTTATGCCCGATATACACATCGATAGTAGATTTAGAATCGATGCTAGTCCTTTTGTCAATAGACCTTTTTATTTGCAAACCGTTCCTTGGCCTACGACTAAGGCTAGGTATTCTTTATTAAACGCTCCGTTGTATCATTTACCACGCGATGTATTTTTATCCAATGAGTCTCTTAAGCAGGGATTAAGGATCGGTTCTATGTATAGAAGCGATTTGGATTTACAGATTTCCGTTGCAGGTACTATTACTCATGCCGGTTGCATATTGGTAGGTATATTACCTCCTATTGATTTTGCAATTCCCACGACTTATACAGGTGGTGAATATTTAATTAATAGTATACTATCAGGACCTCATGCATTTTTACACGCTAATGAAGCCACTTCAGTGTGTATAAAAGTTCCGTGGTATTGTAATACAGATTTAGATTCTTTGGATGCGGTGCAAGCTGCCGATTATTTCCAGAGTGTAGCTCTCAATGCCATCCCATGTAACCATGCCACTTTAGTATTTGTGGTAATGCATCCGTTACAACCTAGTACGGGAGCTTCTATATCTTTGAATATTACAGTAGAGGCCATATTTAATAACTTAGATATTTACGTACCCACTCCACGGTATGTTGAATATCAAGCCCAGAGTTATTTTACCAATTTGGCTACCTCCGCTTTTGATGGTGCAGCAAAATTTGCTAAGACTATTACAGGAGATGCCATTGATTCGTTGCGCGCAGGCATACGATATTATACCGGGCTACATAACCCAAATACTCCCATTTTACATCACACTGTTTTAGTGCAACCTCGAAATAGGTTGAATAATGTAGATGTTACGTCTTTCCTTGAAAATTTAGATCCGTATGCGAATGCAGATCGGGTAGTTAGTGAACCCATCTTCAATTCCACAATGGACGAAATGGCTATGAACCATATAATAGGAAAAAGACAGTATTTAGGGGCTTTTAGAGTCAACAGTAACGATCCGGTAGGGACCCGATTGTTTAATAGACCCATAGGGCCCTTCCAAGGCGGAATGAAATATACAGCACAAGGTTATAACAATATTAGTAATAATATTGAATTTATGAATTTGCTTTCAAGAGCTTGGAAAGGTACCATTAGATTACACATTCAGAGTGTAATGAACAACAAACAACAGGTGAAATTGAGATTACTGCAATTATATAATCCCTCTACTGCGATTAGAGAAAAGTATCCAGTATATGCC